TTGAACGTACCTCCGTCATGTCTTAATCACAGTATAGCGCATGTTTATAGAAAACGCAAGATATTTTTCAAAAAACTTTAGAAAACGTATTGACTTTAGAAAACGCAAGTGATAAAGTATTGGCAAGGAGGTGATAACTATGGATTACGGAAATCTGCTTGGACGCATTCGTGCCAAGGGGTTGACTCAGCGTGATGTTGCCGAAAAAATTGGCGTTTCAGCGGTCACTCTGAATAAAAAGCTGCGCGGTCACACGGAATTTACTCAGGGTGAAATCTGCGACCTGTGTCGCGTTCTCGCTATCCCGGACGCAGAAATTCCCGACTATTTTTTTACGGCAAAACTTTAGTTTTCTCAAGTATTACTTGAAGGAGGTGAGAAACATGAATGACAAGAAAAAGCCCAGCGAACCTGTGGAAGAGGAACGCTGGGCGCTGGAAGAAGTGCCGACCATTGAACTTGTAGACGAGTTTCGGCGACGCGATGATGGAATCACTTGCGTTATCATGGAACATGGAACTTTCAAAAATCCGTTGGATGAGCCCCTCCGAATTTTTGTTGTTCCTGAACACAGCTGCACGATCATCAAACCACATCTATCGCATCGGATATTTTACTACATGAATACGCATCGTCCACCGTGGTGGTTGTACTGGATTCCAGCTATTCTATCAGGCTCCGCTATTATTGTTGCTTTGTTAGCGCTAACCATGAAATGAACAGGGATACAACAGCAACCGCAGTTGAAAGGATGATGCCAATCCATTCTCTATGATTTTCTCTATTAAAACACCGCTGCTGTTTTCTCTCGGTTTCTTCAAATTTGCACTTCTCATCATTCAGGTATTTTAGATAGCGTTCACCGTTCTCTGCCAGAACGAAATGCTGATTATCACTAAACCGCGGACTCTGAGAAATAAAACCGAGGGATAGAAGATACCGTGACTGTTGAGGTTGCAGCACAAGAATAATGTTTGGCTCTTTCAGAATATCCAAATATTTTTGTTCTTCTTCCCGCAAAACAACCTTGCTAAAATCAATCATTTCATTATTCATCTGAATCACCTCCCTTCCGCCCAAGTATACCGCAGAAGGGAGCCACTCACAAGGAGGTTCAAAACTACATGAACGACTTAACGACATTCACTAATCCCGAGTTCGGGCAGGTGCGCACCGTCGAGATTGACGGCACACCCTGGCTGGTCGGCAAGGACGTGGCCGAGGCGTTGGGATACAAGAATCCTACAAAGGCTATCATCGCCCATGTTGATGATGAGGACAAGCGGTTTGAGATGCTGCCGCAGGAGGCAGAAGCCCAAAATGGGACTCTGCCCTCTGGCTCCACTAAAACCGCCCTCATCAACGAATCCGGTCTGTATAGTCTGGTGCTGTCGAGCAAGCTGCCGACAGCGAAGAAGTTCCGGCGTTGGGTCACCAGCGAAGTGCTGCCCAGCATCCGCAAGCATGGCGGGTACATTGCCGGGCAGGAACAGCTTACTCCACAAGAGTTGATGGCAAAGGCTCTGCTTGTGGCCAACAAAACTCTTACAGATCGGGAAGCCCGAATCTCGGAGCTGACTGCACAAAACAGCCAACTGGCCGTGGACAAGCAGATCATGCAGCCCAAGGCTTTTGTGGACTGGCTGCTCTCAAAAAAGTACATCTACCGTGACCAGAAAAGCAAGCTGATGCCGTATGAGGGCAAGAACAATGGGTTATTTGAGGTCAAGGAGTGCTTCAACGAAAAGACCCAGTGGGGTGGTGTACAGACGCTTATCACCCCCAAAGGCCGGGAGACCTTCCGGCTGCTGTACCTGAAGGCTTGAAAGGAGACTCTTATGGAAAAGAAACCGTTCCCTACCACACTGGACGAGCTGGAGACCTACCCGCAGCAGACCCTGACCGCCGATCAGGTGGCGCAATTTCTTGGATGCAGCGCCCAGTCCATCCGTAGCCAGGCACAGATCGATGCTGGGGCGCTGGGCTTCCCCGTCATCCTGACCGGCAGCACCATCCGAGTTCCTCGTCTGGGATTCATCTATTTTATGCGCTATGGGCGCACCAGCATCCAGAAGCGCAGTTATAAGTAAGGAGAGAATATGCAATCCAGAAGGAAAACAAAACAGACCCTACGCCGCCGTGCAAAGCTTTGCTACACCGGCGCCATCGCCCTGGGTGTGGCCAGCCTGCTGGTGGCCAGCGGCATTGAAAACGCTGCCACGTTTGGCGGCATGATCGCCTATTCCCTGGCGGCTGTGGCCGTGTTTGCGCTGGCGCTGCCCTGCGTGGAGTGCGCACGCCGCCTGGAGATGGAGGCGGACTGCATCGGCCGCCCGGTGCATCGGCAGCACGCCCGGAACCCGGAAACGCAGGCCCGGAGGGAAGCATGAGGAACTACTACGATCACGCCCGTATTTGCCAAGACTGCGGTTCTCTGATGGTCAGGGTCGCCTGCAACCGCAAGCGGTGCGACGCCTGCCGGGATGTCTGGAAATTTGAGCGAAAGCGAAAACATACCAAATTCCCGGCTCTGCCCCCGCCATCCAGGGATCTGGATGCCGTTGCAAACGCAGCTACCGCTGCTGGAATGAGTTACGGTTATTATGCCGCCCGCCTGGAAGGGAGGTGCTGAGATGTGCGCACCCCACTGCCTGACCCCAAGCCCAACCCCTTCCGCTGCCCCATCCGCACCCCAAAGCCCCGGGACTGCGCCTGGTGCGCCCACCGGGCGGACTGCCCCCGCCGGGCGGATGATCTGACAAGGAGGAATCGATAAATGTCTGTAACCATTACGGCCCTCGAGGCCGAAAATATCAAGCGTATCAAAGCGGTTGCGCTCACGCCGTCCCCCACGGGCCTGACCCTTGTAGGCGGCAACAACAATCAGGGCAAGACCAGTGTGCTGGATGCTTTGGCGTGGGCACTGGGCGGCGACCGCTTCCGTCCGGATGCTGCGCAGAGAGAGGGTTCAGTTGCCCCAGCTCATCTCAAGGTCACATTATCCAATGGCGTAGTCGTGGAACGCAAGGGCAAGAACAGCAGCCTTACTGTTACCGACCCCACCGGACGGCGCAGCGGCCAGCAGCTGCTCAACGCTTTTATCGAGCCTTTGGCCCTGGACCTGCCCCGCTTTATGGAAGCTTCCGACAAGGAAAAAGCAGATATTTTGCTGCGGATCATCGGCATCGGCACCGAGCTGCACGTCCGGGACATGGAGATCAAGGCGCTGTACGACAAGCGCACCTTCACCGGCCAGCTGGCCCAGCAGAAAAAGCACTTTGCCGAGGAGCTGATCTCCTACCCCGATGCCCCGGAGGAACCGGTCAGCGCATCGGAGCTCATCCGTCAGCAGCAGGAGATCCTGGCCAGGAATGGCGAGAATCAGCGCAAACGAGCAAGGTTAGTGAGCATCAAGGAAAAGGCCCGGCAGTTGTCCCAACGTGTGCAGACCTTGAGCCATGAGCTGAGCATTGCAGAACATGAGCTGAGTGCCGCCCAGGATGATCTTCAGGAGGCTCAGAAGTCTGCCGAACAGCTAAGGGATGAATCCACTGCCGAGCTGGAAGCTGCCATCCGCAACATCGAGGAGACCAACCGGAAAGTTCGGGCCAACCTTGAAAAATCCCGCGCTGAGGACGAGGCTGCCCACTATGCGGAAGATTATGACCGGCTCACCGACCAGATCCAGAGCAAGCGGGCCGACCGTATGGCTCTGCTGAACGGTGCTGGTCTGCCCCTGCCAGGGCTTAGTGTGGAGGATGGCGTGCTGACTTACAACGGCAAACACTGGCGGGATATGTCCGGCAGTGACCAGCTGCGGGTCTCTGCCGCCATCGTTCGCCGCCTGAACCCGAACTGCGGGTTTGTTTTGATGGACAAGCTGGAGCAGATGGATCTTGCTACCCTGCAAGAATTCTCCGCATGGCTGGAGGCCGAAGGGCTGCAGGTCATTGCCACCCGCGTTTCCACCGGCAGCGAATGTCAGATCATCATTGAGGACGGTATGGTCAAGATTGACGAACCGCCTATCGTCCCGGAACAGACCCAGCCCGCCAAGAGCTGGACGAAAGGAGCGTTTTAAATGAGCAAGTATGCAGTGACATCTGGCGTGCAGTCCGCGCCGGTCAAGGCTGTACTGTACGGACCTGAGGGCATCGGCAAGAGCACCTTTGCCTCCCACTTTCCCGACCCGGTGTTCATCGACACAGAGGGCGGGACCAAGCGGTTGAATGTTGCACGCCTCCCCCAGCCCACCAGCTGGGCCATGCTGCTGGACGAGGTTGACGAGGTGCGCCGGGGCGGCGTGCCCTGCGGCACACTGGTCATCGACACCGCCGACTGGGCGGAACGGTTGTGCATCCAGTCCGTATGCGCCAAGGCGAAGGTGACCGGGATCGAAGATTTTGGTTATGGCAAAGGGTATACCTATGTAAAGGAAGAGTTTGCAAAACTTCTGGATGCATTGGAAGAGGTCCTGAACAGCGGGTGCAATGTGGTCGTACTGGCCCATGCCGCCATCACAAAATTTGAGCAGCCGGACGCTGTGGGCAATTATGACCGCTGGAGCATGAAAACCTCAAAGCAGGTGGCCCCGCTGCTGCGGGAGTGGTGTGATATGCTGCTGTTCGCCAATTACAAAACAGTGGTGGAGAAATCCGGCAGCGGCGCCAATGCAAAGAATAAGGCCAGCGGCGGCAGACGGGTCCTATACACTACACATCATGCCTGCTGGGATGCAAAAAACCGCTTTTCTCTACCGGAAGAAATTCCGTTCGACTATGCCAGCATTGCTGCCTGCATTCCCCACGGCACGCAGCAGAAATCCCCTGCACAGTCTGCTGCGCCTGCATCAAAAGCCGAAGACGATATCCTGTCCATCCCGGCTCCACAGTCCCCTGAAATCGTACCCCAAGCTCTGCTTACGCCCGATCTCATCGCACTGGGCGTACCAGAAAAACTGGCTCCGCTGATGAGCGCCAACAATGTCACCCCGGAAGAACTGCAAGCTGTCGTGGGCAAGCGGGGATACTTCCCGAAAGATATGCCCATCCACAGTTATCCTTCCGACTTTGTGGACGGGTGCTTGATCGCCGCATGGCCGCAGGTGTTGCAGATGGTGCTGGATAACCGCGACCTGCCGTTTTGACCCTCTCACCGGGCCTGTCCGCCCTACGGCGGCGCAGCCCCGGAGCTCCCCCAAAGGGGGAGCCAACCCTCTCACCGCTTCGGCCTGGCTTTGCCAGGGCCTTGCGGAGCTCCCCCGAAGGGGGAGCCAACCCTCTCACCGGGCCCGTCCGCCCTGCGGCGGCGCAGCCCCGGAGCTCCCCCGAAGGGGGAGCCATAAATCAATGTTAAAGGAGAACTTACTTATGAACGATATGATCAACGAAGGCCGTGCATTCGGCTGGGACGACGAATTTACCAACGAACAGCAGGAGTTTGTGCTGCTGCCGGAGGGTGAGTACCCCTTTGAGGTCATCAGTATGGAACGTGCCCGCTATGAGGGCGGCGCCAAACTGCCGCCCTGCTCCATGGCAAAACTGACGCTCCGCATTAATGGCGGCGCAAAGGGGGAGGCCACGGTCACCCACCGGCTGTACCTGCACACAAAGACCCAGGGGCTGCTGGGAGCATTTTTTGAGAGCATCGGGCAGTGCAAGCGGGGAGAGACCTTCCGCCCCCGCTGGAACGAGGTAGTGGGTGCCCGGGGCCGGTGCCGTCTGGGCATCCGGGAGTACACCAAGCAGAGCGGCCCCCACACAGGTGAAACTGGCCAGAGCAACGAGGTCACTCGCTTCCTGCCGCCGCCGGAACCTAAGGCCGCACCCTCACAGGGCTGGACACAGGGGGCATTCTGATGGCACAGAAGCTGAGACCTTACCAGCAGCGTGCCAAGGATAAGATCCATGCCGAATGGGAGTCCGGGCATCGCCGCACGCTGCTGGTGCTGCCCACCGGCACCGGCAAGACCATCGTGTTCGCCTCTGTCGCCGCCGATCAGGTCCGTGCGGGGGACCGGGTACTGATCCTGGCCCACCGGGGCGAGCTGCTGGAGCAGGCGGCAGATAAGCTCCAGCGTTCCACCGGCCTTGTCAGCGCCGTGGAAAAGGCAGAATCCACCTGCCTGAACAGCTGGTTCCGGGTGGTGGTGGGCAGCGTGCAGACCCTGCAGCGGCCCGCCCGGCTGGAACGCTTTCCCCGGGACTACTTCGGCACCATCATCATTGACGAGGCTCACCACGCAATCACCGACGGCTACCGCCGCATCCTGGACTACTTCGAGAGTGCAAAGGTGCTGGGTGTGACCGCCACCCCCGACCGCGGCGACATGCGGAACCTGGGCGAGGTATTCGACAGCCTGGCCTACGAGTACAAGCTGACCGATGCCATCAAAGAGGGCTATCTGTGCCGAATCATGGCACAGACTATCCCGCTGCAGCTGGACATCACCTCCGTAGGGCAAAGCGGTGGAGATTATGCCGTGGAAGAACTGGGCACGGCGCTGGACCCGTATCTGGAGCAGATCGCCGCCGAGATGGTGCAGCGGTGCAGGGGCCGCAAGACGGTGGTGTTCCTGCCCCTCATCAAAACCAGCCAGAAGTTCCGGGACCTGCTCAACGCCAAGGGGTTACAGGCCGCCGAGGTCAACGGCCAGAGCACCGACCGAAAGGAAGTGCTGGCCGACTTCGATGCCGGGAAGTACAACGTGCTCTGCAATTCCATGCTGCTCACCGAGGGCTGGGACTGCCCCTCTGTGGATTGTGTGGTGGTTCTTCGGCCAACAAAAGTCCGCAGCCTGTACAGCCAGATGGTGGGACGCGGGACCCGGCTTTCTGAGGGAAAAGCAGACCTGCTGCTCCTCGACTTTCTGTGGATGACCGACAAGCACGAGCTCTGCCGCCCGGCAGACCTGGTGTGCGAGGACAGGGCCGTGGCCCGGCAGATGACCGAGAATCTGGCCGAGACCGGTGTACCTGAGGACATCGAGGAAGCCGCCGCCCAGGCCTGCGAGGACGTGGTGGCCCAGCGTGAAGAAGCGCTTGCAAAGCAGCTGGCAGAACAGCGCCGCAAAAAGGCAAAGCTGGTGGACCCGCTCCAATACGAAATGAGCATTCAGGCCGAGGACCTGTCCGGCTATGTACCGGCTTTTGGCTGGGAAGCCGGGCCACCCACCGAACAGCAGACCACCGCCCTCGAAAAGCTGGGCATTCTGCCGGATGCAGTGGAATCGGCAGGCAAGGCCAGCCTTTTGCTGGACCGGCTGCACAAGCGCCGGGACGAAGGCCTCACCACACCAAAACAGATCCGCTGTCTGGAAAAATACGGCTTCCAGCATGTGGGCACATGGAGTTTTGAGCAGGCCAAACACATGATCGACCGCATTGCGGCCCAGGGCTGGCGAGGTGTCCCCAAGGGTGTTACCCCAAGCACCTATACGCCGCCCGCCCCGCCTGAAACGCCCGCATGGGATGTATGGTAACGCAGATGAATGATGAGATCGAACTCAAAGAAGCATTGGACTTCATTTCCCCGGCCTCCCTGACCTATGAGGAGTGGACGATGGTGGGCATGGGCCTCAAGGAAGCAGGCCTGCCCGTCACCGTCTGGGAGGCATGGAGCGCCCGGGACGGGGGCCGCTACCACAAAGGCGAGTGCGCCCGGAAGTGGGAGAGCTTCCACGGCAGCACAAAGCCTGTCACCGAGAGCAGCATCTTCCAGCTGGCCTACAGCCACGGATGGAGCGGCCCGGCAGGCCATGCGCTGGACTGGGGCGACGAGCTCACCACCGGCTCCTCCAGAACGGAGGGTCAGCTGGTGGACCCCCGGTGGGTGGAATCCCACGACCTGGCTCTGCCTGAGCAGTGGGACCCAGTTGACCAGCTCAGGCGCTACCTGCAGGCTCTTTTTGAGCAGGACGAGCACGTGGCCTATGTGACCGAGAGCTTCATGGCCGACGACCGCCGCCGCCCCACCAGAGGCTGCTGGGACCGCACCGCAGGCCAGCTCATCGCAGAGCTGGACACCTGCGGCGGGGACATCGGCAAGGTGGTGGGCGACTGCGACCCCGAGGTGGGCGCGTGGATCTGCTTCAACCCGGTGGACGGAACGGGCCGCAAGGATGCCAATATCACCGCCTACCGCTACGCTCTGGTGGAATGCGACAACATGGATCTGGGCAGACAGCAGGCCATCATCAAGCAGCTGGAGCTGCCCTGTGCCGCCCTGGTCTACTCCGGCGGCAAAAGTGTCCACGCCATCGTCAAGGTGGATGCCCCGGATTACACCGAATACCGCAAGCGGGTGGATTACCTCTATGCCGCCTGCCAGAAGAATGGTCTGACCCTCGACCAGCAGAACCGCAACCCCAGCCGCCTTTCCCGGATGCCTGGCATCCTGCGCGGCAGTCAGCGGCAGACCCTGCTGGAGACCAACATCGGCAAAAGCTGCTGGGACGAGTGGCGTGACTGGCTGGAAGCCGAGACCGATGAGCTGCCTGAAACCGAAAGTCTGGCTGACGACTGGGACGACCTGCCGCCGCTGGCCGATGCCCTCATCACCGGTGTGCTGCGCAAGGGCCACAAGATGCTGCTGGCAGGCCCCAGCAAGGCGGGCAAGAGCTTTGCCCTCATTGAGCTATGCATCTCTCTGGCCGAGGGCAGACCGTGGCTGGGTCAGTTCCCCTGTGCGCAGGGCAAAGTGCTGTACATCAACCTGGAGCTGGACAGGGCATCCTGCCTGCACCGCTTCAAAGATGTATACACAGCCCTGAGTTATCCGCCGGACAACCTGACGAACATCGACATCTGGAACCTGCGTGGCGCATCTGTGCCTATGGACAAGCTTGCCCCAAAACTGATCCGCCGGGCGCAGAAAAAAGGGTATACCGCTGTTGTCCTTGACCCGATCTACAAAGTCATTACGGGTGACGAGAACAGTGCAGACCAAATGGCGAAGTTTTGCAACCAATTCGACCTTGTCTGCCGTGCGCTGGACTGTGCCGTGATCTACTGTCACCACCACTCCAAGGGTGCCCAGGGCGGCAAACGCAGCATGGATAGAGCGTCCGGCTCCGGTGTATTTGCTCGTGACCCGGATGCTATGCTGGACATGACCGAGCTGATCCCTACCGAGGCTATCCGGGAGCAGCTGCGCACCAAGGCAGCATGCCAGGTCATCCGAGCCATGTTGGACAAGCGCGGCCATGCCGATGTCTATGGTCCGGACGATGCATTCAGCCGCCACAGGATGCTGGCTCTTGCAAAGGAATACCTGGGGCTTGCAGACCTGCGCGCCATTGACGCAGAGATCGCTGCCGCCGAAAAGAAGGCAGACGGCATGACCGCCTGGCGGATCGAAGGAACGCTGCGCGAGTTTGCTCGCTTTGATCCGGTAAATCTCTGGTTTGATTATCCGATCCATAAGCCGGACAGCGGTCTTTTGGAGGATTTGCAGCCGGAAAATGATGCTAAAACGACCGGTCGATTCGGAGCAGCAAAGCGCTGGTCAGCAAGTCCTGCCGAGCGGCAGAAACAAAGCCAGGAAAAAAACCGGCAAGAACTTTCCGCTGCATTTGAAGCCTGCACGATGGATGGAAAAGTGACCATCTACAGCATTGCTGAATATATGGGCTTAAAACCAGACACCGTTCGACGCCGGTTGAAAGCGGACGGCGGCTATTGGGTGGACGGTACAGATGTCGGAAAGAAAGAGCCAGGCTCTTCCGGGTGACCTTCCCGGAAGAATAGGCCTATTCTTCCTAAGAATCCGTCTCCGAAATCCGGAAAAATGGGCCTATCCTTCCCAATATCGGACGGAAAAATAGCCTATATATAATAGCTACAATGCATTTGTGTGATGGGGTATCCCGGAGGATGGGGCGAACACGGCCCCCATCCATCCGGGTATCCCTCCCCATCACGTTGGCGCAGCTGAAGAAAAAGAAAACAGGAGGTACACTATGCACACACAATTTTTTATTCCCATGAAACCACCTACGACGACCCACAACGCAAAGCAGATCCACGCCTACATGAAGGGTGGCAAGCCCTGCGCCGTGCTGCATGACAGCTCTGAACTGAAAGCTGCCCGTGCCAAGCTGCACGCCTACCTTGCGCCCCACGCCCCTGAGAAGCCCATCCCGGCAGGCCGTCCGGTGCGTCTGCTGGTCAAGTGGATGTTCCCCGCCGAGGGCCGTCCGGACGGCAGCTGGCGCACTTCCAAGCCCGACACTGACAATCTGGAAAAAGCCCTCAAGGACGAGATGACCCGCCTGCACTTCTGGCATGATGATGCCCAGGTGTGCAGCGAGATCGTGGAGAAGTTCTGGTCGGATCTTTGTGGGGTGTTTATTCGAGTGGAGGAGCTTGAATGACCTACGAAGAGAAAAAGCAGTGGCTCCGGCGGTACCGCAAGGCTGCCACATTGGAGCGGATCAAGCTGGATGAGGTGGAACGGTGCCGTGCAGCGGCCGAACACATCACGCAGGTCCTTTCGCCTGTCCCCGGCGGCGCTGGGGATGGGCAGGCGCTGCCAAGATCTGTGGAGCGCATCATGGATGCGATACAGGCAGCCAATGCCCAGATCGTGGAGTGTCAGGCGATCCGCAAAGAAATAGTGGAAGCGCTGGGCCAGCCAATGGATATACAGGATTATGAGATCCTGTGTCTGCGGTATCTCGAAGGCCAGAAATGGGAGCAGGTCGCCGCCAAGATGGGCATGGATGTAAGCTGGGTGTACCGGCGGCACAAGAGAGCTGTAAAGGCTCTCCATGTCACAGCACGCCAGTAAAAGCACTGTTTTTGATGCAACTCGCACTGTTTTGCACTGTTTGTCCGGTGGTATAATTAAACTGCAAAAGCCGCAAGGAGCTGGAGAACATCCAACACCCTGCGGCTTTTGTGCTGCCCGGCTGCGACAGGGCCTCAACCTTACCGCTCAACAGCCTGATTGCACAGCCGGTCAGCTTGAATATCTCCATCCGCTCCGCAAGGGGCGGTTTTTATTTGCCCCCTCGGAGGATAAAACACCCCGGCGGGGCCTTTTTATGCCCGCCTCCTGCAATACACCCTATAACTGTCCCGTGGGTGTTTGCGGTGCGGCGGGCTATGAAGGGGTCTGTACGCTTCAACCGCAGCACTGCAAAAGGAGGCTTGCACCATGACGAATCCTCGCTATGCAAACGGCAGCCTGCGGCGCAAGCACCGGGCGCGGCTGCGGGCAATGGGCTGCGAGTGCGGCATCTGTCATGGACGTTTCGGGCCAATTCATTACGAGGAACCTTCGGATGCGCAGCACCCGCTGTCCTTCGTGGTGGACGAGATCAAACCTGTGTCCAAATGGCGGCAGTATGGGTATCCCTCTGCCAGGGCAGCGGCAGAAGATTGGAGCAATTTGCAGGCGGCACATTATTTCTGCAATGCACAAAAAGGCAGCAAAACCGGCCAAAACAGCCCCAAAACCGGCAAAAAAGGGGCAAAAGTGAACTGTATACCGCAGATCCGTGACGGCGAGTGGTAGGGTGGGGAGGGACCCCCTCCCACGCCATACGGCGACTCCTCGCTGTCCAGCGCCGATTTACACACAGGGAATTTTTGAAAAAGGGGTGTTCCGGCATGGCGACCATGAAAAGCATCACGGCAAAAGGCACGCGGCTGGAGCAGCTCAAGCAGCTGGCCCGGATCCTTGCCGGCAATATCGATAGCTGCGAGGATGCCCGGCTTTTGCCCCAGTTGGCCAAGCAGTACCGGGAAACCATCCGGGAGATCGAAGAGATGGAGGGGGTGGCCACAGATGATGATGAGGTCGGTGCGATCCTCGCACAGCGGCAGCAGGATGGGAAGCCAGGAGCCGTCCGCACGCATCGCACCAGCGTACCAGAGCACTGACGGCGGCGATGCTGTGCGCATCCTGCGGGCAGGAGGCACCATCCCGGACCCATGGCAGAGCGATGTGCTGGAGGACTGGATGGGCCGCACCCCTTCCGGCAAGTGGGCAGCGCCCACAGCGGGCGGCAGCGTGCCCCGGCAGAACGGCAAGAGCCTGCTGGTGCAGGGCCGGGCCGAGGCCGGGATGCTGCTGTTCAATGAAACCGTTATTTACACCGCTCACCTGCAAAAGACTGCCACCGAGACCTTTGAGGAGATGCGAGCCTTCTTTGAGGGTGGGCGGATGCGGCGGTATGTGGAGGAGATACGCACCGCACTTGGACGGGAGCAGATCATCCTGAAAAGCGGCGCCCGGATCAAGTTTTTGGCACGCACCCGCAATGGCGGCCGTGGCCAGCACGGGGATCTGTTGATCTTTGACGAGGCGCAGGAGCTGGATGAGACTGCGCAGGGCTCTTTTCTGCCCGCTATCTCTGCCAGCCTGAACCCCCAGACCATCTATGTGGGCACGCCACCTGGACCGGATGCTGTGGGAACCGTATTTCGGGCACTGCGCCGCCGTGCTTTGGACGGAGACGCCAAAAAAGCCGCATGGTTCGAGTTCTCTGTTGACAAGATCGGCGACGTGACGGACCCGGAGCGCTGGGCGGCGGCCAACCCGGCGCTGGGGCGGCGCATCCAGCTTTCTACCATTGAGGGCGAGGCGGAGCAGCTGGACCCGGATACTTTTGCCCGGGAACGCCTGGGCTGGTGGAGTCCGGTGGCCACCGAACATCTGGACTACGCCCTCAACCACACGGCATGGGCAGCCTGTGCCAGCGAGGCACAAAAACCAGAGGGCAAGACTGCCTATGGCATCAAATTTGCGCCGGACGGCAGTGCAGTCTGCCTGTGCGGCGCTGTTTTGCCGCCAGATGGACCCGCCCGGGTCTCGCTGATCGAGCTGCGCCCCACCGGGCAGGGTCTTGCCTGGCTGGCGGACTGGCTGAACCAGCGGTATGCCAAGGCAAGCTGCGTGGTCATTGACGGACGCAATGGCGTGGATGTGCTGACGGACCGCATCAAGGCTGTTTGGCGGGCAAAGAGTTCTGTCATCCGTCCCACGACCAAAGAAATGATCGCCGCAGTGAGCGGTTTTACGAATAGCATCAGTGAACACAGCCTGACCTGGTACAAACCCCAGACCGTGCTGGACGAGAGTGCCCGCACCACGATCAAGCGCCCCATCGGCGGAGGGTATGGCTTTGGCGGGGAGAACAGCTTGCCGGTGGAAGCCTGTGCATTGGCGCTGTGGGGTACAAAGACCTGCAAGCGCGACCCGACCCGCAAGATGCGCATCGGCTGAAAGGAGCACCATGACCACCTTATCTTTTGGTACTGTACCGGGCTTGACCGAGCAGGAGCAGCAACAGCTGGATGTGCTGACCGAGACCTACAACGAACACCAGAGCAGCAACGCTGTAAAGGACAAATATTACGAGGGTCATGTTACACTGCAGGACGTAAACCTCGGGATCGCACTGCCGCAGGGGCTGCGCAATCTGGAAGTGGGATGCAGCTGGGGACAGAAAGCGGTGGATGCGCTGGCCGCCCGCAGTATGTTTGATGGCTTTGTGGGCAACGGCGGTGCGCTGGACGGGCTGCAAAAGCTAGTGATGGATAACCGGTTGGTTGCCGCCTATGCCAAAGCCTGCCGGGATCAGCTGAAATACGGCTGCGTATTCGCCACATTGTCCGCAGATAGTGCCATCGGCTGCAAAGTACGGTTTCACTCCCCGGCCACAGCAGCGGCTCTTTGGAGCGGTGAAAAAAGCCGCATTGCCTGCGGGCTGGCCATTATCGACACTGTAAAGGACGAGCATCTGGCAGGTGCCTGGCAGCCTTCACTGGTCAACCTCTACACCGATACCGCTGTCATCGTGCTGCGCTCTGTGGACCGCGGCTGGGCGGCGCAGCGGATCCCGCACCGGATGGGCCGTCCCCTGATGGAGCCTATGATCTGGAATGCCACCAACGGCAAGCCTTTTGGCCGCAGCCGATTGAAGCGCCCCATACGCGCCTTGATCGACGATTATATCCGCACAGCGGCCAACGCCACCATTGCACTGGAGTTTGACACCACGCCCCAGAAATACATCCTCGGCGTGACCGATGAGCAGTACGATGCGATCGTAGGCAACAAATTCCGCACCTATGTTGGCTCCTTGCTTGCGGCCACTGCCAACCCAGAGACCGGAGAAAACCCGGTGTTTGGGCAGCTGCCCCAGGGCAGCCTGACGCCCCATGTGGAAAAGATGCGGATGACCGCTACCCAGTTTGCGGCGGCCACCGGCCTGACTGTGACCGATGTGGGCGTAGTGAACGATGCCAACCCTACCAGCAGTGATGCTATCCTTGCCCAGAGCCAGACCTTGGTGCTGATGGCCCAGCAGCTGAACACCGGCAACGGTGATGCTTTGCACACCATTGCCTGTATGGCCCAAGCCATTGCCCGCAATGTGACCCTTGCAGATCTAACGGAAGAGGAGCGAGGCGTTATGGCGCACTTCAAAAATCCCGCCATGCCCAGTGTGGCGGTAACGGCAGACGCTGCCCTAAAGATCGCCTCTGCCCGGCGGGAGTTTGCCAGCACCGACACCTTTTTGGAGATGATCGGCTTTGACCAGGCGGACATCCGGCGCATCAAAGCACAGGAACAGCGGGTGCGCGGGCAGGCGCTGCTGATGGAGATGGACGATGCAGATGACCGCACGAGCCTGGAATGAGTACATAACCCGGCTCTCCCGGCTGAACCAGAAAGCCGGGCAGCTCATGCGGGAATACATGGACGGGCACCCGGAAGCCGACACCGAGGCGCTGATCTCCTACGCCTATGCCGTCATCACCCGGTACGGAGAGGGCAGCGCAGAGCTTGCCTGCCAGATGTACGACACCCTGGCCGAGGTGCAAGGGGTGACCCTGCCTGCCGCAGAACCCGCACCCACCGCCACCTACGGCGAAGTGACCGGCATGGTCAAGGCCACGCAGGACAGCCCTGCAAACCTGCAGAGCGGCGTTTCCCGCATGGTCAAGCAGGCCGGTGCCGACACCACGGTACACAATGCCATCCGGGACGGTGCCGAGTGGGCATGGGTGCCCCACGGCGACGCCTGCCCGTTCTGCCGGATGCTGGCGTCCAACGGCTGGCAGAAGGCCAGCAAGAACCTGCTGAAGAAGGGCCACGCCCAGCACATCCATTCCAACTGTGACTGTGAGTTTGCGGTGCGGTTCAGCCGGGAGTTTGGCGTCTCCGGCTACGACCCGGAAAAGTATCTCCGGCAGTACCGGGCGGCTGGAAGCGATGTGAACGCCCTGCGCCGCATCGACTATGCCGCCCGGAAGGATGTTATCAATGCACAAAAGAGGGCGGCGTATGCGGCACAAGCTTATCGGAAAGACCGTGGCGCAGCCAGTGAGATTTCTCTGGTCCGCCGTGGCGAGGAGATAAGCATTTCGGTCAAAAGAGTGGCATCCTACAAGACTCCTGTTTTTGTTTCGGATAAAGCCACTATTAAACCTAAGGCGCTGCACGAAATCAACCAGAACACCGAAAAAGCGCTTGCAGATTGGGGCATCAACCTTGACCGAAAGCCCAAAATCGTTATCGTCAGCGACAACGAGCTGCGCGGTGCAGTCGGTATTTACGACCCGTGCGAGAACGTTGTTTATTATGCGGAAAGCATTGGCAAAAAGATTGTTCAAGACG